CTGTTGTACCTTGAGTACCTGTAGCACCCGTAGTACCTTGACTTCCATTACTTCCGTCTATACCTTTAATACCCTGAGTACCTTGAGCAGAAGTTGTACCAGCAATACCTTGTGCACCTTGAGCACCAACACCACCAAGTTCTCCTCTTACACCCTGAGTTCCTTGACTTCCAGTTGAACCATCAGTTCCTTGAGTACCTGTTGTTCCTTGTGTTCCTGTAGTTCCTTGACTTCCAGTAGTTCCCTGCGTTCCTGTAGTTCCTTGTGTTCCAGTCGCTCCTTGTGTTCCAGTCGCTCCTTGTGTTCCAGTCGCTCCTTGAGGGCCAGAATTTCCTTGTGTTCCTATAGTACCCTGAGTTCCTGTAGTTCCTTGAGTTCCTGTAGTTCCAGTCGTTCCTTGGGTTCCAGTTGTTCCTTGACTTCCAGTATCACCGTCAGTTCCTTGACTTCCTTGAGTTCCTGTAGCTCCCTGTGTTCCTGTAGTTCCTTGTGTTCCAGTTGTACCTTGTGTTCCTGTGGTTCCTTGTGTTCCCGTAGTTCCCTGACTACCTGTATTACCTGTTGTACCCTGTGCTCCTTGTGAACCTTTATCACCAGTTCTACTAAAAGATAAAGTAATTCTTTCACCATTACTGAATGGTGGATTACCTGACCCCACAACTGGTGATACATCAAATTTGAAATAACCACTCTTCTCTTCTGTATCTGTTATTTGTAAAGAAGCATATGAAGTATCTGAACCATCAGCTGATTGAATTATAACTGTTCCTAATACGGTTGATGTACTGTCATCCCATGTTCTAAACCATGCCTGTTGGTCGTTTCCATCTTCATCAGTATCATCTATATACATTTCATCAACACTACTGAAAGTGCCATGATTAAACCTAATATCTCCTGAACCGGGGTCGGAGTCACTTGTACTTGTGTCAAAAGTATATGGTGTTCCTCCACGATAACCTGTAGCTCCTGTTGCACCTTGAGTTCCTGTAGTTCCCTGACTTCCCGTAGTTCCCTGCGTTCCCGTAGTTCCCTGCGTTCCTGTATTTCCTTGAGTTCCAGTCGTTCCTTGAATTCCTTGCGTTCCTTGTGTTCCTTGAGTTCCTGTTGTACCCTGTGAAGAAGTAGTACCAGCAGTACCTTGTGTTCCCACAGCTCCTTGTGTTCCAGTTGCTCCCTGCGTCCCTGTTGTTCCTTGAGTTCCGTCTGTTCCTTGAGTTCCAGTTGTTCCCTGAGTTCCAGTTGTTCCCTGAGTTCCAGTAGTTCCTTGAATTCCTTGCGTTCCTTGAGTTCCTGTTGCACCTTGAGTACCTGTAGTTCCTTGTGTTCCAGTTGTTCCTTGTGTTCCTGTATTTCCTTGTGTTCCAATAGTTCCTTGAATTCCCTGAATTCCTTGTGTACCTTGAGTTCCAGTTGTTCCTTGTGTTCCAGTTGTTCCTTGTGTTCCTGTAGTTCCTTGTGTTCCTGTAGTTCCTTGAGTTCCGTCTGTTCCTTGAGTTCCAGTTGTTCCCTGAGTTCCAGTCGTTCCTTGTGTTCCTGTAGTTCCTTGTGTTCCTGTAGTTCCTTGTGTACCTTGAGTTCCTTGAGTGCCTTGTGTTCCTTGAGTCCCCGTTGCACCTTGAGTTCCTTGAGTTCCTTTGTCCCCACTTCTTGTATACTGATAAACACAATCTTCTTCATTAGCAAATGGTGGATTTCCAGAAGTGCTGAGAGGTGTTACATCAATCTTAAAGTATCCTGAAGCTTCAGTGATACCAGTAATCTGCATAACACAATAATTACCAGCTGATATATCTTTGGATTGGAAAATTAGATGTCCTTCTATAGTACTAGAGCTATCATCCCAAGTTCGCATAAAGGCTTGCATATCAGTAGCGTTAGCATCAGTATCATCAATAAATACTTGAGTTACAGAAGTAAAGGTAGCATGGTCAAGTCTAAACTTACCAGCACCGGGGTCTGAATCTGTTGTAGTAGTACTAAATTCATATTCAGTTCCCCCTCTAAATCCTGTTCCTGTAATACCTTGCGAACCTTGAGAACCACCAGTTACAGTACCAGCAGTACCTTGCGAACCTATTCCACCTTGTGTTCCTTGTGTTCCTTGCGTACCTGTAGTTCCTTGAGCACCAGTAGTTCCTTGTGCTCCAGTAGCTCCTTGTGTACCAGTGGTTCCTTGAGTTCCCGTAGTTCCCTGCGTTCCCGTAGTTCCCTGCGTTCCTGTAGTTCCTTGCGTTCCTTGTGTTCCTTGCGCTCCAGTAGCTCCTTGAGTACCAGTAGTTCCTTGAGTTCCATCAGTACCTTGAGTACCTGTAGTTCCTTGAGTTCCATCAGTACCTTGAGTACCTGTAGTTCCCTGAGTACCAGTAGTTCCTTGAGTTCCTGTAGTTCCTTGAATTCCCTGAGTTCCTTGTATACCTTGAGCACCAGTAGTTCCTTGAGTTCCAGTAGCACCTTGCGCTCCTGTTGCACCTTGAGTCCCCGTTGTGCCTTGTGTTCCAATAGCGCCCTGAGTACCAGTAGTACCTTGAGTTCCTGTAGTTCCTTGAGCACCGGTAGCTCCTTGTGTTCCTGTAGCTCCTTGAATTCCTTGAGTTCCTTGTGTTCCTTGAGTACCAGTAGTTCCTTGAGCACCGGTAGCTCCTTGCGTTCCTGTAGTTCCTTGGGTCCCCGTTGTTCCCTGTGTTCCAGTAGCGCCCTGAGCTCCCGTTACTCCCTGAATACCTTGAGTGCCTTGAGTACCTTGAGTTCCTGTAGTGCCTTGAGTTCCTGTAGTTCCTTGAATTCCCTGAATTCCTTGAGTTCCTTGAGTTCCTGTTGTACCTTGAGTACCTTTATCTCCTGTCCTATTAAATTCTAAAACACACTCTTCAGCATTACTAAAGGGTGGGTTTCCTGAACCTTCTACAGGAGTAACTGTTATTTTATAATAACCTGTTTCATCTGATATAGCGGTTACTTGCATTGAAGCATAGGAAGCATCACTTCCATCCGCTGATTGTATAATAATAGTACCTTTAATGGTACTAGAAGAATCGTCCCATGTTGCATACCAATCGGTTTGTGTAGTACCGTCAGCATCATTGTCGTCTATATATAATTCTGTAACTGAAGCAAAAGTACCATGATTAAATCTAAAGATTCCTGCTCCGGGGTCTGCCTCGGTAGTAGTAGTAGAGAAATCATATCTTGTACCTCCTCTTATTCCATCAGTTCCTTGAACTCCTTGAGTTCCTTGTGTTCCTATAGTTCCTTGAGTTCCCTGAGTTCCTGTAGTTCCTTGAGCTCCTGTAGTTCCTTGAGTACCTAAAGTTCCCTGAGTTCCTTGTGTTCCTTGAGTTCCGTCAGTTCCTTGAGGTCCTGTTATTCCTTGAATACCTTGAGCACCTTGTGGTCCATCAGCTCCTTGAGTTCCTTGAGTTCCAGTTGCGCCTTGAGGTCCAGTAGCACCTTGTGTGCCTTGAGTTCCTTGAGTTCCAGTTGCGCCTTGCGTACCAGTAGTTCCTTGCGTACCTGTAGTTCCTTGTGTGCCTGTCGTTCCCTGTGTACCTGTAGTTCCTTGTGGTCCATCAGCTCCTTGAGTTCCTTGAGTTCCAGTTGCGCCTTGAGGTCCAGTAGCACCTTGTGTACCTTGAGTTCCTTGCGCTCCAGTAGCTCCTTGAGTACCTGTAGCCCCTTGTGGGCCAGTAGCACCTTGTGTACCTTGCGTACCTGTAGTTCCTTGTGTACCTGTAGCTCCCTGTGTACCTGTAGTTCCTTGAGTACCTGTAGTTCCTTGAGTACCTGTAGTTCCTTGAGTTCCATCAGTACCTTGAGTACCTGTAGTTCCTTGTGTACCTGTAGTTCCCTGAGCTCCTGTATTCCCTTGAGTTCCTTTATCTCCAGACTGAACAAACGTAATTACACAATCATCACCATTAGTAAAATAACTATTACTATCAACATATTGTACTTGTACTTCTTCATATGCTGTAACGCCAGTACCTCCAGCTACATTAGCTCCTGTAATATTAAATGTAACCCATGTAGTAGAATCATCTGTTTTAAATATTCTTAAATGTCCTCTAGTTGTGCTATCACCATCATCTAATGAATCGTTCCAAGCACTTACATCATCAGTATTAATATCATAGTCTGAAATTCCTACCTTAGAGATTAAGCCATAATTGGGTACACCACCACCACCGGGTAGTGTTATATTAAATCCATAATTAGTTTGGCCCGGAGAACCAGCAGCAATATCGAAACTACTGTAATTAAATTCTATACTGTTACCACCAAAAAGTCCCTGTTTTCCCTGAGTTCCTTGGGTTCCTTGTGTTCCTTGCGTACCTGTAGTTCCTTGAGTTCCAGTTGCTCCTTGAGGACCTTGTGTTCCTTGCGTTCCTTGAGTACCCGTAGTTCCTTGCGTACCTGTTGTGCCTTGAGTTCCAGTTGTACCTTGAGTGCCAGTAGTTCCCTGAGTTCCTGTATTCCCTTGAGTACCAGTAGTTCCTTGTGTTCCCTGAGTACCTTGAGTTCCTGTGCTTCCTTGACTACCTTGAGTTCCCTGAGAACCTTGAGAAGACGTAGCTCCTGTAGACCCTTGAGTACCAACAGACCCCTGTGCACCCGTGCTTCCCCCACTTCCTTGAGTACCTTGTGAAGCGGTACCGACACGTGACTCTACGTAATTTTTGTTAGCACCATAATTGGTCTTACTTGATAATATATTTGCTGGCATAGGTGGGGACCCGTTTTAAAATAAACTTAAGTGGAGGGGAGCTTAGGGCGCCCCCTCCTGTTCGCCCTTAATAATTACCTATCTAACCTGAGTTATAGATAACTACACCGGACGCTGGGTTTACAACCTTCAATCCGTATCTCATCGACATGTAAGAACCGACAATTCCGAAACCGGGGTTTGCCTCTTCTACAGTCAATGGCCTTCTCTCAACATAAGCCATAGGCTTCACAGATTCATCCCATACAAAGTATCTATCTGGAGGACACCATGCATTGACGTATACACGCAATCCATATATGCTTCCAATTAGACCTGTGATTGAGGTTCTCTCTACGGGTGTATCAAGAACGTATCTGCCGCTGTTTGCTACCGCGGTTGTGAAGTCTGCCATGTTAAGGATGGTCTTGTAGTGACCGGGGGAAATTAAAAGAGCTGTTGGGTTGTACCCGTGACCTCCAATAAATTCCATCGAATCAGTTATTTTACTCAATGTAACGCTTCCTGCGGCACCGGTATCTTCAACGTAGTGACTTCCAGTCAATACTGCGTCAGATGTGTTACCATAGGAGTAGATACGTCCAGAGTTAACAGTTCCGCCGCTTCCGAGGAAACCACCATATTGAGCATCTGCGAAAGTTGTAATAACTGTTTCCGTAGTTGATGCTGTAATTGAGGTTCCACCAGATACACCGGTTTTTAATGTTGAATCTCCGACACCGAGTAATCCATAAACAACGTTCTTTGTAACGTGTCTATCAACTGCTCTTCGTGCTTCGTTCAAAGCCATTTCTACTTCGTTGAATCTTGAGTCTTCTATCATTCTTCGGGTTACACCTACTGCAAGTCCCCACTCATCAACGGACACTCTCTCGGAGCGTAAGTTGGTGTGTTGGTACTTAGGAGTGTTTCCTTCGTTGATTTCTTCCATACCCATTGAGGGTTTTGCGAAGGTGATATCAATATCACCGCCGGTGTCTGTAGTCATAGGGTCGCAGAACATTGACAATGCAGGTAGGTCTACAACTTTGTAGTCCTGAATTGCATCTTTATAGTCAATAAGTACACGTTCGCCCACTCCGCCATCTGCCGCTCCTGTATTTAGGGTCGTCAGTACACCGGGTGCTAAATTTGAGTTTAATGCTGCCATGTTTTATGTTCTCCTTATAGCCCCTGATACAGTATACGTTGTAATGTAGCTGCACCTGAGTGCGCACCACTTGGGTCAATATAATAACCGATTGCGTTTGCTGCTGAGGAAGCTTGTCCTAGGTTACCGTCAGCTAATGTAGCTACACCGTCTCCTCGTCCAATCGTTCCAGAACAGTACGCATTGATTATAATACCGTGACCTGTTATGATACTTGCTATATTTCCACTGGTTACCGTGGTCAGAGCAAAACCTAGTGGTTTTGAGTTTGCTGCTGCGAAAGTATCTATTTCTGCATCGGCTCCCATCTGAACAGGGTATCCTGCGGTAATTGTGCTGCCAGCTGTGAATGGTAAAATTCTTGCTGGTGCACCACCGTCATTTACTAATATTTCTGTTGCCATATTTAATTACCTCTTAGTAATTCTTTGTTGAGCCTTATTTGCCCA